AATAATTGCAACATCAAATGTGGCAGCAACAGATACAGTAAATTCAACGTTAGCAGAGTGTACTTGTGATGCTTATTTTGTAGAAAATCCAAGCACAACAGAAACTAAAACTTTCTTTTATACCGATTGTACCGATACTGTTCAAACTGTGGATATTTCTCCAACTGGCGTGGTAGTTAAATGTATAAAATCATATACTACACCGCAGCCGTTTAATGTTATATTTCAACAATGTTTTTGTGTGTCTTAAAAATTAAATTATGAGCTTAGTAAATAAATATATTGATTCAACAGATTTTTTAACAGCAACCGCTGTTTATCAATCTAACGGAAGTTACAGGCAACAAGTAAACGGTTTGCTTGGGCCTGCTACATTATGTGAAGAGTGCGCTATACCTTGTGGAGGAACTTTAAATCCTCCAGCAGGAGCAGCTGGTTTATATGAACTAGCCTTTTCTTCAGGTACAGATCCCGCAGATGTAGGAGCGATTTTAATACATTTTAATCCGAACTCCATACCAGATGGCATTAGAGTTATATATAATGGAGTGTATTATAATAGATTATCAAGCCCAACTGATGGAAACATTCAATCTACAAGTGGTGCTTTTAATTCATTTACTTTTGTGGGTAATGTAGCAAATGGATGCTTGCCTACTACACCTGATACTGATGATTATATATTTTATGACTCATTTAATGGATCATGGAATGTAGGAAATCCTTCACCTCAAACAGCTACTATAAACACAGGAGATTATGTTGGTGGTGGGGACAATGAGTATAGCGTTATGGTTATTCCAAAACCCACTAGATTACCTGGGAACGTAACTTTACAGGTGTTAGCGCCTTGTGCAGGTCCTCCTCCGACAGGATGGAATGTAGAGGTAATATGTCCATCTCCACTTCCTTCGTTTTTCGGTAAAGAAAATGGAGTGGGTAATATTGCTTGTGGATCAACAACTGTGAAATTCTATTTTGCTAGATTTAGAAATGCAGTAAATGCATATCCTGTAATAAACAACCCTGTGTTTAGCGATGCGTTTGGCCAATTTAGAGCGTTAGATCAAAATTATTTAATGGATAATGGACAAGTAATAACAGTAACCGATGGAGTTGTAAGTAACATTCAAGCCTGTGATCCAACTTAAAATTTAAACTATGCCAGCAACAAACTACACTTTAACATACAGCGAAACAGTAAAAGGATGGCCATCTTTTTATAGCTACATGCCTGAATATATTATGGGTATGAATCAATACTTATATACATTTAAGGGTGGAAATTTGTATAGACATAATACAAATACAATTAGAAACAGATATTATGGTGTAGACTATCCTTCTACAATGACAAGTGTTTTTAATCAAGAACCAACTACGGTTAAAGTTTTTAAAACCATAGAGCTTGAAAGTGACGATGCGTGGGATATTACAATGATTACAGATTTAGGGGCAGGATCTATGACTGCAGGTGAGTTTGTAAAAAAAGAAGGTAGTTTCTTTGCTTTCATCAAAAGAATAGGTGGAACTAGAAATTTAGCATTAAGATCAACACAGGGTATTGGTGTTTTTGATTCCACTTCTGGAGCTTCACCTGGCATTATTACTCTTGAATTTACATCACCAATAGCTTCAATGATACAAATTGGAGATAAGTGTTATTATAGCGTTTTAATTGGTGGAACTTCTTATGGAGTTCCTGTTGAAATAGGAACTATATTGACTATAAGTTCTGACAGAAGAGTTATAACAGTAGATGCGGTTGACTTGTTGCCTGCTGGATCAGTAGTTCCTCCATTAGCATATATACTGGTTTTAAAAGATTCTGTAGCCGAGTCTTATGGTGCTACAGGCTACTTCCTAGAGTTTACCATTACAAATGACAATAAAAGTCCTGTAGAGCTATTTACAGTTGATGCCGAGGTGTTTAAAAGTAATCCTTAGTTTTTTGTATCTTTGCGTTAATGGAATTTAATATAAGAAAATTAAACGGTAAAGACTATAATAATATTTTAATAAATTGGTGGAAAGCCTGGAGATGGACACCTCCACCGAAAGATTTTTTACCAGATAACGGTAAAGGAGGATTTATAGTTTTTGATAAAGATATACCTGTTTGTGCAGGATACATGTATGTTACAAACTCTAAAGTGGGATGGTGTGACTGGGTTGTATCTAATTTTGAGTACAAAGACAGGAAAAAAAGAAAAAAAGCATTATCTCTGTTAGTAGAGGTTTTGAGCCATACATTAAAATTGAGCGGCTGCAAGTATGGATATGCATTATTAAAATCTGACTCTTTGATAGAAGTTTACGAAAATAATGGATATATTAAAGCCGATAAGTATAACGCAGAAATGATGAAATTATTATAATATGGCGGCATTTACAACAATAGCAGCAGCAACAGTAGCAGTGGGAGGTAACGCTGCAAAAGGTTTTTTAGCAGGTGACGCAGCAAAAGATGCTGCAAGAGCTGCAGGAAGATTAGAAATCGAACAAGATAGGCTTGAGCAAGAATCAGTTGCTAGATTAGAGCAAAACTTTTATGATGCAATTAGAGCTACAACTGACATTTACGACAAACAACTTGAAATGGCAAGCGCACAGGGTTCTCAAATTTTAGAAGCAGCACAAGAAGGAGACCAAAGAGGTATTGCGGCAACTGCAGGTAAAGTAAAACAAGTACAAGATGCAACCACTGGTGCTATAGCTGATAAATTTGCAGATCAAAAAATGCAAATTGACATGAAAAGAGCAGAGGCTTCTGAAACCGATGCGGCTCGTATTGCATCATTGTTTGATGATAGAGCTGCAGCAGCAGGTCTAGAAGCTAAGGCTAAAAGAAATGAGCAAGCTCAACTAGAAGGAGCTGCAACAGGAGCATTTATAGATGCGGGGGTGTCAGCATTATCAGCGGGTATTAAAGCGTTTGGGGGACCAGGTGGTAAAGCAGCTCAAAAATTAGTAGATAGTGGTCAGGCAGCAGATTTAACAGCTGCTCAAAAAATGATAGATGCAGGTAATTTTTCTAATGCGGACTTAAGAAAAATTGGCAGAGGAAAGTTTGACGTTGTAAACACTGGCAAAATGTTTTCTTCTGAAGATTTTACAAAGTTTGGAAAAATAGGAGTAGACGGACCGTTAGCAGACGGAGAGTTTTCGGATTTAGATTTTGATGCGATTGCAAAAATGACTCCAGGCCAATATGATACTTTTTATGGTTCATTAACAGACACTCAAAAAGGAATGATTGATGGTCTTCAAGACAATAATCAGATTTTTATTAATAACAATAAAAAAGGGACTAGTTTGGGACAAGAATTAATCGGGGCATTATCAGGTCTTAAAGACACAGCAGGTCAAATAGCTAATATTAAAAATAAAACGTCTAGCTTAAATAATAATTTAGCAACAGATGAAAATATAGAAGCTGCACAAAACAATCCCCTTAATTTTCTTAAGATGCTTGGTATTGATTTTAGTAGTTTTTTAAACCCTGACGGAAAATAAGATATGGGAAATGCATTACAATCGGTTAGTAAAGCAGTAGATGCCAAATTTATAGGAGGAAATCCTTTAGAGTCTAAGTTTGCTGCAATAGATAAAGGTATTAAAGATGTTAAGGCCTGGAAAGACAATATTGATAAACAACGTCTTGAATTAAAACAAAATACAGCAAAACAAATTCGTGAAGCAGAAAAGTATGCTTTCGAAAATATGCCTAATTCTGAAACGGCAAAGACAAGAGTTCTAGCAGACTTAGCAAAATACAAAGATCAAATGTTAATGAATGAAAGGTTGGTGCGTAATGGATCAATATCTCCAGAAGAAAATCTTATATTTTTTGAAAATGGTAAACAGACATTTGAGATTTATGCTGACATGGTTAATAATTTTGATAAAGAATTAACTCTAACAGAACAAAGAGCTAAAGGTTATTATAAAGAGAATGATGATGGTACAAAAACATTTGTACCCCCTGTTGCTGGTGAGTTAGAAGCTATCAAGCAACAAATACAAACACAGATAGGAACTCTTTCAGGAATTGAAACAAACTTTACAGAAAAAGGTATGGGTGATGTTACTTTTTTCCAAATGGAAGTTGATCCAGTAACTAACACTTATAGAGAAAAAAGAGATGCTCAGGGAAATAAAATACCTTTACAAGGCACACAGCCAAATATGAGTGTACTGGCATTAAGCCACAAAGCAAACACTAGGTCTGACAGAAGATATTTATCAAATGAAGTTGATGAATTTTCAAATCAAACATCATTAACTTATGACACAATGTTTGATCAAGGTATGATGGTTGGAAATGTTGTTACTGACGCAAGAAACAATCCAGAGCTTGCTACTTTAATAGAAAACAAAACAGCTGCTTTAACTACAGATATTGATGCTGTAGCAAGTTACTTTGGAAAAGACAATGGTTTTGGTGGACAATTAGTTTCGTTTACTCAATGGGACAACTTAACAGATGAGCAAAAAAATGAAACAATTACCGTTACTATATTGGATGAAAACTTAAATGAAAAACAGATTACTTATAAGAAATATGCTAAAGTAGCTGCAGCTAATTCTAACAATGCTATTGTGCCTGAATTAGATGAAAATCAAATTGCAGCAGCACAAGGTCATGTAAGACAAAGTTTAGTAGCTGGATTACAAAGGAAAATTACAAAAGGTGCTAAAAGAACTGAGTTTGATCCTTTACGCTCTAACAAGATTGCTTTGGAAAAAGGAGCAATCAGCAGTGTTGATTTATTTGAAGTAGTTGAAAAGAGCTATGGAGGAACTGCAGAAGAAGTTAGGCAATCAACTGAAAACTTGATGATCAGAAGTGGATATAAGTTTGAAGACACTTCTCCTAAAAAAGTTAAGGATGCCAGAGGTAATGAAATTTTGGTTGCTCAAACTTACAGTGTAGATAAAGGTGATGGAGCTGGAAGTTCAAGTTTTGAGTTAACAACTATGGTTGAGAATCCTGAATGGACAAAATTAAGCGAAGGTCAGAAAGCAAAACAGAAGGTATTGAAAAAAGGTAGTGAAGAATATATAGAACAATATGTACCTGTGAGTCGTGAAGAATACGAAAACAAAATGTATGAGTTGTTTAAGAAAAAAGGAGATACATTATCTGTTAGTGAAGCCAGAGATCAGTATAGTCAAAACAATTCAAGTTATGATCGAAACAAAAATACATTTAATACTGATGCAGACAGAAGTATTTCTGTAACTACAAGTGGCACACTAGATATAACAGCTATACCAGCTGTTTCAGTTAATACTAAAATTGGTAGTAAATCAGCAATTGAGGGATTATACGACTCTCAAGCTTTCAAACGTATAGATGAGAACTGGACTGATGCAGGAGTAAAAGGTGATACAAATCAATTAAACGCTCTTCAAGGTGAACTTCAAGGTACTTTTGATGCTATAGCAGCAGAACAAGGAGGAGGTCAAGGATCAGGAGTTAAAATTAAATATGATAAATCATCTGCTAAATTCTATGCGGTAGGACCTAATGGAAAACGAACTAGTAGTGTCTCTGTAGCAGTTGATAGCGATAAACTAGAAAGTGTTGTTAAAAGTATTCTTGCAAATGCAATTAGCGAGTTTTTACCTTCACGAGAAGCTAGTCAACAACAATACACATGTGATGGAGGTTTCTTAGTTTTAAACGGTTCTAGGACAAGGAAGCGATGTCCAAAATAATGATGAGTGTGAACAATTAAAAATTACCCTATGGAAGACGAACAATTATTTCAAACAGGAGATGGTTCGATTTTTAATAAAGCAGAAGCTGCCGAAATTTTTGGTGGAGAACAGGCTCTTATGGAGTTAGTGGATGATGGAGAGGTTAGTCTATATGAAGGAGAATTTTATCTAGATGAATCTGCTGTATATATTACAGGTGATGGAAGTGTTTTGGATGCTACTCAAGTTACAGAAATTTTTGGATCTGCAAAAGCAGTTCAGGAATTGATTGAAGATGGTGAAATAAAAAAAAAAGACCAGTATGGCGTTGGTTCTTTGCCAGGGGAAACTACGGACTCTTTATTAGAACCAAAACTAATAGAAGATACCTTATTGGAATCTTCTCCTCAGTTACTAACTCAAAACAACCAAATAATAAATAATATAGTTATTGACGGGACTCCATTAAGTCAAATGTCCGAAGAAGATCAACAACTATTTTACAAAGAACTTCAAGGCTTAAAATTTATGGAGGACAGAAAATTTGAGCTTCGTGAATCTCCAATGGGTAGCGGAACAGCTAATGACGTTCTTAAAACTCAGGAACTTCTTTATAATGCATCAACTCAAAAACTAAGTGATAAAGACAAAAAAATAAGATTAGCGGCTCAAGATTTTAGAAACCGAACTGATTCATTTAATAAAATGACTGGATTTCTTTTGAATCAAGACGGTGAGAGGGTTGAACAAGTGGATAATAATTATATTGATCCTGCTGCTAGAGAAGTTGTAAATAATTATTTTGGCGCTAAAAAAGAACGTACTATATCTTTTAATGAAGAAGGGGAACTTGTAAGTGCTGAAAATAAAAGCGCAGTTCCTTCTTGGGTTACTGCTGTTGAGCCTGAAGCACAGAGTACTGGTGGGCCTGAAAAATTTTTAGGATTTATTCCTAACCCTTTTCACTATAGCAAAGAAGAAGTTGAAGAAATAAATCAACAAAGAAAAATTGATGAAAATATACTTGACAAGTATAGTATTAATAATGATGATTTTAAGGTTTGGCTTGATAAAAATGGTAAAAGCTATAGTTTTTTTGAATACGAAACATTAGATTTTTTAGAATACGATGAAGGTCGAGATAAGTTAGTAGAAAAGCTACATTATCAACAACTCATGGGCTACACTGCAACTGTGGGTAATCAAATAACAAGTGATTTAAATATTGTAAAAAACACCCTACAATTTGAAACAGATCCCGCAGTTAGAAGAAAATTGCTAAATGAACAAGCTCAACTAGAGCAGGCTTTAATTGTTAATGTAGCTAAAAGAAATACTCTTCTTAAAGAGTTTCCACAATTAATGGAAGAGCAAGAGGCACAAAGAGCAAGAACTGAAGAATATATTGAAGCAGTAAGAGATGGAAGTATTTCAGAACCAGTTTTTCAAGTATTAAAAAAATCTGCTAATGCAGGAGATAAATTTTTAATGGATATCGGTGGGTTTTTCCCTGAAGTTGGAGAGCAAATTCTCGATGGCGTAGGTGTTGGAGATAGTGGTTTTGGTCAATTTTTAGGGATATTTAATGAAACTTGGCAACGAACAACTGAAGATTATAAGCCTTTTGATGTAGTAGATACGCGAGCAGTAGAAGGTATGAAAGAGGTTACTATTCAATGGAATGGCGCTCCATTAACAGTTGGTTTAACTGAAAGTGGAAACATAGTGGATGCCGCAAGTGGAGCAAGCATGGCTGGACTCTTAGATGCCAGTCAAATAAAGGAGATTACTGAAAAAGCTGATTTAATTCCTCAGTTTGAAGATAATTGGAATTTAGAGGGTAGTATTTCAGGAACAACTTCTACTATAGTAAATTTATTTGGATTGATACGTGGGGGAAAAGCAGTAACTAAACAAATTAACAAGGGAATTGCAAAGACAGGATCCAATGCTAAAGTTGGTGGAGGTGTTGGTATGGGTTTAACTTCATACGCTACTCAAGTTGCAGATGAAGTTAACGACATAGAAAATCAATTATTAGAAGCTGGTGTTCCTTACGAAGAGGCTAGAAGCATGGCTTTAATGTATGGTAACGGTAGAGCGTCATTAGATGGTATATTTTCTGCATTCGCAGGAGGTAACACCAAACTATTAACAGGTTTAAAAAATGCACCAAAAACTTTAATGGATTTAGCTAAAAATCCTAAGCTAATAAAGTCTCAAGTATTTCAACAAAAACTAAAAGATTTAGGAAAGGAAAATGCAAAAGAACTTTTTGTAGAAGAGCTTCCTGTTCTAGTTTCTGGAGACTTTATAAACTCAATGGCTAATGATGCGTTAGGTCAAGAAATATTAACAGAGGGATTAACTTCTGCAGATGTTAAAGAAACAATACTTTTAACACTAGGAGCAACTACAGGGTTAGGATCAAGGAACTTACTAAAAGGTAACTCAAGAAAAGATTTATTGAGAATAGCAGCTACGAGCAAAAACATAGAGAAAGATTTAAATGAAGCAGTAACCAATGGTTATATAAGTAGAAAAGAAGCTGCACAAGTTTATGCAGAAGTGTATTCTATGCAAACAGGTCTTAATCAAACCAAAGGCACTGTAATAATGCCTGGAAACATAGAGAATGCCGCAAATCTTTTAAACCAAAGAGAGAAGTTGATGGAGAAAAGAAAAGGTTTAGAGGGTAAATTAAAAGAAGATATTGATAAAAAAATAGAAGATATAGACACTCAAATATCTGCTTTAAAAGATCAAGATACTTTTCAAGCAAAAGCTGAAAAAAACAAAGCAACCAATCAAGAAACTGCTGTTAATGAATTAATTAAGGAGGGAGTTAAAAATCCTACAAACCAACAAATATACGAGAAACAACAAGAGCTGGTTAAAAAGCTTGAAGATGTTGTTCCAGGTACTGAAACTGACACTGAAACAGAAACTGACACTGAAACAGAAACTGACACAGAAGGTCAAATTGAAACTGAACAACAAATTAAAGATGAAGAAGTAATAGAAAGAATTAAAGAAGCTAAAAACGGAAGTGAAGTTTACACACAAGAAGAATTTGACAATATGAAAGCTCTTATGGAGCAAGAAAATAAATTAAAACAAGAACAAGATGCCATTCAAGAGCAAGAAACAGGAGAAGTATCTAATGATCAACAATCCGAAACTGTACAAGAAATGGAAGAAGAAGTACGGGAGCCTGCTATCGAAGCGGAGACGCCAAGCGTAGATCCTGATATAGATGCTCCAGATACCAGTCCTAATCGACCAAAACGAAACGATGAAGAGTTCGTTGTTGATTCTGTAAAAGAATTAAACAAAAAAACTAAAAAACAAAACTTAGAATATGCTAAACAACAGGGTATAACTAACGTTAATAATAAGCTAACTAAAAAACAAATTATTAATGAAATCAGAAAAGAGCAAAAGCTAAGACAAAAACAAGCGCGTGAAAACAAAATTGAAAATACTAAAAAACAAAAGAGTGCAGATAGTTTAGTTAAAAGAATTAAAAAACTTATAAAAAGAGGTAAAGCTCCTGCAGAGGTTTTAGATGCTGCTAAAGAATTTGTTAAGTTAAATGTAAGAGGTGTTACAGATATAGATTCTTTTATAGAAAATGCTAACGCAATTGTAAAAGGTTTAACTCCAAGTAAGGCCACAAAAAAAGGAGATGTAGAAGTTACTGAAGCTTTAGATGTAAAAAAGGTGGATGAATATACCAAGAAAGAAAAAGACGCAGAGAACCAAAGACAAAAAGAAGCTAGCATAAAAGCTTTTGAAGAGTTAACAGGTTTAGATTCAAAAGATTTTACGCTTGATGAAATGCGCAAAATTTTAAACAACACCGAAACTGACAGCAAGACTCCAGAGCAAAGACAAAAAGAAATTCAAAACAAAAAGAATCAAATCAAGCAAGGTTTGAAAAACGCTTTTAATAGATATGCAGCTGTTGTAGATAGTATTATCAAAACAGGGGTAGATCCTTTTACAGGGCAAAAAGTTGATTTGACAAAAGATCAAAAAGATTTATTAAAAAGATTTTTGAGTTTAGATATTGGCAACATGAATGCGACTGAAGCATTAAGCGCTTTAGACTCTATGGTAAACTTTGCAACCAATCAAAGCACAGGAGGCATGGAAGCTATAGTAGAATTCCAGGAAGGTAAACAAGCAGCTAAAGATAATGACGGAAAAATAGAAGCAAAGCCACTAAAGTTTTTACTTGGAGGTAAATTTTTAGGTAGTGTCTGGAATAAATACATTGCACAACTTCCTGAAACTTTAAACCAAATGTTTAAGTCACAAAAAACAGCAAGACTTTTTGAAAAAATATCAGGTTTTCAAGCCATAAGAGATGGAGCTGCTAAAGGACAAAGAATTGCTAATGATATTTCTAAAGCATATTATGATAAATTTATTAATCCTGGTGGTATTTTAAGCAGAGTAAAAGCTGGTGATACTAAGACTATGCCTAACGGCAAAAGGTTTAACGATGTAAGTAATGATGTAGAGAGAGGTTTGTTTGCTTTCATGAGAAGAACAGTTGATGGGACTAAAGAAGAACAACAGAAAGAATTTGATAGAAGAAAAGGTTTAATAGAACAAAGCATTAAGGTTTTAAAAGAAAAAGGGCAAACTAAAAAAGCAGAAGTTTATCAACAGGTTTATGATAAATTACTTAAAGACTCTAACAATATAAATGATGTAGATTCTAAGACCGACTCTATAAATAAAGAGGCTGTAGAGTGGATGACTAATGAATGGACTAAGGCAAGACCTGAGCTTGAAAATGTATCTTTAAATGTTTACAACAGAACTTTAGGTAAAGATTTAAATTACACACCTGACGCTTTTTCTAGGTTAGACAATGTTAAAACAGAGCCTGAATTAGATAAGCCTTTGTTTCAACCTGATCAAAACGAAACGATATATGATGAAGAAACGGGAGTGTTAAAACCTAAAAAACCTAGTTTTGTTTTACCTATGGAAGATGGTAAAACAAGTAGATATGTAAATCTAGGGTTTGATAGTGTAAATTCAAGAAATTTACAATCAGCATATACAGATGTAAATACAGCACCTGGTATACAAAAATTAAAAGGATTTATGTCTTCTAGTTCTTATCAAAATATTATACCTACTGATGCTGATAGGGAGCTTTTAAATCAAAGATTTAAATCATATGTTGATGCAAAAAGAGGTCTTACAAAAGGACAAGATAAATTTCTTAGAAACTTAAACAGGTTTGCAGGACTTGGTGTGTCAAGAGTATTAGGAGGACCGACTCAGTTTCCTAAACAGCTAGTGCCTTTAGTCAACACTGCGATTAATCTTGCTAATAATCCAAAAGCTTTTATTCAAGGATTGGTTGCTGCCACTAGTAATACCGAGGCTATAGAATGGTTAAATAATTCAGGAGTTGAAATTGCAAACAGAGGTATTCAAGCAGTAACAAACTTAGAAGGAACTGATACTAGACTAGAAAACGACAGTAGTGGTAGAGGAGGTAAATGGTTAGACATAATTAACAATGCTCAAAAAGAATGGCTTCAGGGGTTCTTAGTTGCTCCAGATAAATTTGCAGCAAGAGCTTCGTTTTTAGGATATTATATTGACGCTTTAACTAAACAAGGTATTGACACTTCAAACATGAATTGGAAAACACATAAACCCAATGCTGAAGCACTTCAATATGCAACACAACAAACTGCTAGACAACAAAACACTTCAGATACAGATTTGCAAGGATCTCTTTTTTCAGGGAAAGATACTGCCACTCAATTAGCTAGAAAAGTTTTATTTCCTTTTGCAAACTTTTTACTAAATCAAAAAACAAGGATGTATAATGATGTAGGAAATCTTTTTTCTAAATCAAACACAACACAAGATAAAGTTCAGGCAGGAAAATCATTAGTTGGTTTAGTTGGAGAAACTGCAGCATTTAATGCCTTAGGTTTATTTATTACTCAATCATTGGCAACAGTTGCAAAAGGAATAAGAGGCACAGATGAGGATGATGAGACACTCGACAAACAATTAAATGCTAGAATCAAAGGTAGAGCAGGTCAAGTAGTGTCAGACATATTAAGCCCTATACCTATTTTAAATCCTGAAGTAACTAAAGGTGTAAACTTCTTGATAGAAACCTTTAGTGATGAAGAAGAACCTCTTCAATTTTTTGTAAATGAACCTGAAAGTTTGGTTGAAAGACTAGGTACTTTAGGTATTGGAATTCAAAAAGCCGATCAAATTAAAGATATGGTTATGCTTGGATTAACAGGTAAGTATAAAGATGACTATGGCAGAACCGTAGAAATAGATCCGCAATATAAAGATGATATACTAATTCAAGCCCCAATATATACCTTTTATCTTTTAGGTCTTTTACCAATAGAAGCAGGATCTATAATGGACTACAACATGAGGGCTTACAAAAAAACAAAAAGCAGTGATGGTGATGAAGGAGGTATTCCAGTTATAAAACCAAAGCCAGTTAAAAAATCTAAGACAACAACAAGGAAAAGAAAAAAACCTACACCTGTTTTAGGTGGAGGCGGTTTATTGGATGAGGGGGGTATACTGTAATTACATTACCCAATCTTCAGGACTTCTATTTCTATTATATTGTTCGGTAACCCACTGATCGTTCTGATCTAGTTTCTCCAGCTCAAACGTTAAATGATCTATAGCTTTTTGTAAATCTTCATTAGGACTATCATGTTTTCTGTAAGCTCTAAGAATATAAGTGACCGCAGTCCCTAAATGATAGGGTAAGTTAAAGTTGTCTACAACTTCTCTAGCAGTGTATCCATTCTTCCCATTATAATATTCTGGTGTTTTTACTTTTGTTTTCATATCAATCCATTTATTGCGATTATAAATCCGCCTATTGTCATCAAAAATGATACAACTAAAGCAAGTGTCCATCTAATTGTTCTATAATTGTCTTTCTTCATAGTTAAAATATATGTGTTAATCGAGCAACCTGCCCGTGTTGTTTTGAGTGAATAAAACCTTCTATAGCTTTGACACCACCTATGCCATAACCGTTTCGATGATGCCAGGAGTCTGTGCCGCTTGGTGATCGCAAGCTTTCCACTGTGATTCCGTGAAAGTCTTTACTTGTTTTGTGATGAACGTGATGTGTATAAACATATCGATGTTTTGTGTCAGCCCATTCTTGAGCAAATTCGTTTGCCATAATTAATGGCAAATCAGGAATTTTTGCGCCATCACCATGTGTGGTTCCGATTAAATTGTTTCCATACTTAAATCCTTTGCGATGCGCTATAGAGCAATCAAAGGTTATGTTTTTACACTTCCTAAACCAAGATTGTATGGAATCAGAAAGCATAAATCCTGACATATAATCGTGATTGCTAGGATTGTATACGAAATGAACGTCAGCTACACTTATAAGCATTTCTAAAACATCTACATAGAGTTGCTTTGCTGTCATAAAGTTTTCATACCACATTCCATCTGTATCTTGTGGTGTTCCTGATGTTGTCATTCGTTTAGGCGAATCGACATGTAGTATATCATTGCCACCCACAAAAAGAATTTTATCAATATTAAATCCATGTGCTTTATTTATAATTCCTGTGACTCCTTCTTTGACTCTTTGTACTGCGATTTGAGAGTCGTATTCCTCACCCGTTTCAAAAGATGTACAAAGCTTGCCAATATGAATATCTGCAGGATCAATAACCAATAAGTGTCCATTTGATTGTTTTTTTCGTTTAATTTTATAGTAAGTAGGCGAATGTTTGTCCATTGCCTTTATGATATCATCTCTCAGTTCTTCAGGTGTAACACCTTTATTTTTAACGTGAAGTGAAAAGTGTTTTCCTTTATACCAATAGTGGTTTACATCGTCTATTGGAATGCCTGTAAGCTCGCATTCTTTTTGAAGAGCTCTATGCTTAGTAATCAATGCATATTCCTCTTCATTTAACCGTGGTCTATATTTCATCTTCGGCTAGTTTTTGAGTATCTCTTAAAACCGTTTGAAGTTCTTTTATTGTTATTTTTAAAGAATTATAATCCTCATCCATCAAAGATTCATATACATCGTCAGTCAATCCGTTGATTCTAGTCATCAAATGATTGATGAAATTAATTGAATTTTGATTGTTAGGTTGGATAGTCATTTTACTGATTTCCATTAAGTTAATAATAAATTAATAAAAAACAATAAAGAAGTAAGAAAATGTTAAAAAACTTTTTGTAATGTTAAGAACTCCTCTTTTAGTTTCTTAATTTCATTAATTATTTCCATCATTCTTCCTCCTCCTCCTGACACTGTTGATATAGATTCAAAGTACATATCTTTAAAGGATGGATCTGTTTCTAACAAGTCTTCGGCACTTTTGACCGAGTAGATTATGGTGGCGTGATTCCTATCAAAAATTCTTGCTATATCTAAATAAGTTTTATTATGAAGTTTCCTAAAAATTAAATAAGCTATTCGCCTGGCATCAACATACTCTCTCTTCCTGGTTTTTTGTGTTATATCAATAAGGCCTGTTGCTTCTTCTACTGAAGACAATACGAATATTTCTTTTCTAGTTAATTTCATTTTATGTAACGGTTAAGGTTTATGTAATCTAAATATTTATCTACGTTTGTTGGGTTTATATCTACAAGCACTATTGGCTCATCATCATCTTCTCTAAAATAATCTACTATAAAAAAAACAGGATTACCACGCGCATCATTCACGTGTCCTGCTATGTTTTTAATTCTTCCATCTGTTGAGGGTAGTCCTCTCATTTCATCTATTTTTGCTGCAATAACCACTGAGGATCCATTTTTAAAGTTGTGTATTTGTGTAATAAAAAATTCATCTAATTCAAATTCCTCCTCTATATATTTCTGTTTTGATGCCATGTTCTTTTAATTCTTTAATTCTAAATTTCTGTAATGCAGACACCTTGCCTGACTTTTTTTTTATTTCTGAAAATAAAACATTTGAATTTTTAGGGATAGCAATTAAATCTGGAATTCCATTCTTGTTGGTTTTCAATAACTTAATTACATAATAACCTTCTTGTTCAAGTTCTTGAATTCGTTTAGATTGAATTTGTTGTTCTGTCATGAATATAAAATAACAAAAAATATCAATTTAACAAATCTTTTTTAAAATGTTTTAGGGTGTAGTCTTTTTTGTTTTTGACTGCCCTATATATTTTAGGTTCAATTCCTTTGTCTGTGAACACCCAGTACACTGTATTATCTGATCTAGTTTTAGTAGTCATTCTGTCTCTTGATTGCCAATAACTTGTTGCAGAGAAATCAATATTGTAGTAAACTAAACAGTCAGCATCTTTTAAAGATATGCCTTCTCTACCACTTACAATTTGTAGTGCAATATTTTTATCTGTGTTACAAAACTCATCAAGTGTGTTACAAATCTGTGATCCATAAACTTCTTTTAAAGCATTGTACTCCTCTTTGAATTTATAAAACACAGCTATCTTTCTGTCGCTAAAATATTCTTTTATAAACTCAGCTTTAAATGTATCAAGAACCATTGACTTTCCATCTTCAAACTTGACAGTTCCACTATACATTTGGTGAAGCTTTTGCATAAGCTTGACATTGGTGTCAGCTAATATTACGTGCTCAGATCCTTCAATAACTAAATCTCTTTTTAGTTTGTTGCACATATCATATATTGCTGGTGGAGCTTCTACTATAAGAACTAGCTCTTTGATACTGGTTTCAAAACCTGCTTCTTTTTGAGTATATGATAACATGTAAGGTTTCATTTGCTCTAAGACAGATGTCTTGGCACGACTGTAATCGTTTATTAAAAAGCTATTTATTTTTTTCTGCTTCACAAGTACATGCTCTTTAGCAAACTTATAAAAAGTTTTGTGTTCACTAAAAGGATTGTTTGGTATAGCATAAACCTGATGATACATTTGACTAAATGATTCTGGTGTTGGTGTGCCAGATAACAACACAACATAACAATCATTCTTATCCAGCAAACTCCTCACTTGCTTGGCTCGTTTACTGGGCCTGGGGAATGCACCCAT